ATGCTCAAGGCGAACGATCCGAACCTCGCGAGCGCGACGACCGGGTTCGCCCAGTGGCGCGAGTCGACCATCCTGCCGCTGCTCCGGCTCGACGAGGAGACACTGAACCAGAAGCTCCTGCCGATGTTCGGGCTCGAGGATGACGCGGTCCTTGCCTATGACGATCCGGTGCCGGCGAACCGGCAGCTCGATCTCACGGAACATCAGACGCTCGTCAGCACGGGCGTCATGACGATCAACGAGGTTCGCGAGGCACGCGGGCTTGAACCGCTCGATATCGAGGAGGCGTCGGTGCCGATCATCGGCGGCGTTCCCATGACGGGCTTCGGGCTTACGCCGGACGAGGAAACCGAAACGGTTGTTCCGGCTCCCGGCCCTAGCGGGAGCGCCGCCGAGGCACCGGCGGCACCAACGGCCGCTCCTGCTGCCGCACCGCTCAACGGCGCCCAGATCCAGGCGGCTCAGGACATCTTGCTCGCAGTCACGGCCGGCTCGCTCGCGACCCGTGCCGCCGAAGCGCTTCTGGTGGCGGTCGGACTGACGCCGGCACAGGCAACGTCGATGGTCGCGGCACAGGTGACGATCCAGCCGCAGGATGTCGAGCCGGTTCCGGAAGCGACCGTCGCGGCCGAAGCAGCACCGGTAGCGGAGCCTGCGAAAGAGGCAAAGGCCGTAGCGGAGTCCGCACCGGACCGATACGCGGAGATAGATTTCACGCCGACCAAGGAGATGGCTGCCGCCGCCGATCGCGGGCTTCGGCTCCGCGGCGAGTTCAACCGAGGCGGGACCGAGGTCGGAGTCGCGAGGGCGACTCAACTCAAGAACCGCGAGGTCTTGTCGCCGGACACCGTTCGGCGGATGAACTCGTACTTCGCTCGGCACGCGGTCGACAAGCGACCCGGCTGGGACGATCCGTCCGACCCGTCTGCCGGGTTCATCGCCTGGCTCTTGTGGGGCGGTGACGCCGGCCGCGATTGGGCCGAAGCAGTCGTCGGGCGAATGGACCGTGCCGACGACGAGGCCGAAGGAACCAAGCAGGCAGACGACTGCGTGAGCGAGAAGATCCGCACGCTGCTCGATGAGGGCTATCCGCAGGACCAGGCGGTAGCGATCGCGATCGACTACTGCGAAGGCAAGGCGAAGGGCTGCGGCTGCGGAGTCCAGCACAAGGCCGGAGCGACCATCCTGCAATCCGAATGGCTGCACGAGGACGGGATCCAAGTCAAGGCGAACCGATACAGCCGGCAGGAAGAGCGGATCATCAGGCGGATCGAGCGACAGGTCGGCAAGATCGGGAAGCAGCGAATCGCCGAGGTCGTCAAGGCGATCAGGGGTTCCGGCGTGACCGGCCCTGAACTGGTGACTCGAGCCGTCGAGGCGCTCAAGCCCGTCGAGTTCAAGCTGGACCTTGGCAAGACAATCCAACCGTTGCTGTCCGACATCGTCAAGCTCGGAGGCATGGACGGAGACGAGATCATCTCCGAGGCGATCGCGAGGGCCGGGAATCAGGAGCTCGCGGATCGCATCGGGTTCGAGTTCGCCAATCCGGAAGTGCAGACGTGGATCGACAAGTCGACGACGCGACTCGCGAACGGTGTCGGCGATACGACTGAAGTCCGTGTCCGCGACCTGCTCGGGACCGGGCTTCAGGAAGGCAAGACGGTCGACGAGCTCGCCGATGTCATCGAGTCACAAGGGTTCGATCCGGCTCGTGCTCGCACCATAGCGCGTACCGAATCCAAGCGCGGTTACAACCAAGGCCAGGTCGAGGCGTGGAAACAGACCGGGATGGTGACCGGGAAGAAGTGGCTCAAGGCACCCGAGGCCTGCCCATTCTGCGACGAGATCGGATCGCAGAACGTCACGAAGGCAATGGACGAGACGTTCCTCAACGTCGGCGATTCGGTGACGGCATCGGACGGATCGCGATTCGTCGTGGACTACGAGAACGTCAGCGGACCGCCGCTGCATCCGAATTGCAGATGCTCGCTCCTACCTGTACTGGAAGGCGAAGAATGAACCGCAAGGATTTCAAGGCCGAGGGCTCGATCGTCGGCGGCAAGTTCAAGGCCGTCACCTCGACCGATTCCGTCGATCGTGATGGCGAGGTCATGGTTCCGGCCGGGATGAACGCCAAGGACTATGAACGGAATCCCGTGCTGCTCTGGAACCACGATCCGGCGCAGCCGATCGGCAAGGCGGTCTCGCTCAAGCGCGAGGACTCCTCGATCGTCGCCGAGTTCGAGTTCGCGCCGCGGCCTGCCGATTACGTCGGCGACTGGTTCCCCGATTACGTTCGCGGCCTGGTCGCTGCCGGCGTGGTCAAGGCGGTGTCGATCGGCTTCATGCCGCTCGACGGCGGCGCTCGCGTGGCGACCAAGGGCGATCTCGATCGCTACGGCCCGGATGTCCGCAAGGTGTTCTCCAAATGGAAGCTGCTCGAGGTCTCGGCCGTCAGCGTTCCTGCCAATCAGGATGCCCTCATCTACGCGGTGTCCAAGGGTCTGATCTCAAAGACGGCCGCGGCTCGCTTCGGTCGCGTCGAGACTTCTCAGGTCGATCGGCAGAAGCATGTCGTCCGTGTGAGCGTCCCGAAGTTCGGTCGCGACGACGCGTCTCGGATCGTTCGCGAGGAAATCGCGAAAGCGGCCGGTCGCATCGTGATATGATCGGGATGCCGGGCCCGGACGAGTGGCGTTAGCCGAATCGGTGGGATGGCGCTTGCGTCTATCACCATCGCACATTCGGAGCCACACTCCATGCAGTTCAAGAAGTTCGAGCAGGTCCAGAAGGACTTGCAGAGCATCGCCGATCAGGTCGGCGAGACTCGCTTCGCCCAGGCGAAGAACCTGTATCTCGAGGGCGTGATCGTCACTGACGCCGAGGGCAACCCTCTCGCGCCGGAGAACATCGCCTACGAGGTCAAGATCATGCCGGCCGCGGTCGAGACCGATGCCGCCAGCACCGACGAGATGCCGAAGGAAGAGGAGCCGGCGAAGGCTCTCCGCGAAACCGTGAAGTCCGCCATCGCCGCGGAACTCAAGGCAGTCAACACCATGCCCAACGTCACCAGCACCGACACCTACAAGATCACCGGCAAGGCGAAGTTCCTTGCCAGCAACGACGAGGCGTACCGCTTCGGTCGTTTCATCATGGCCGCTCGCGGCCATCGCAAGAGCATCGACTGGTGCTCTGCGAACGGTCTCATCACCAAGGGTCATCAGGAGGGCGTCAACAGCCAGGGCGGCTTCCTCGTTCCCGAGGAGTTTGAGTCGTCGCTGATCTCGCTTCGCGAGCGCTACGGCGTGTTCCGTCGCAACGCGAAGATCGTCCCGATGAGCACCGACACCAAGCGGATGCCGCGTCGGAAGACCACGCTCACCGCCTACGCGGTCGGCGAGGCTGCCGCTGGCACCGAGTCGACGCAGGTGTTTGATCAGGTCAACCTCGTCGCCCAGAAGTTCATGGTCCTGACCACGGCTTCGAACGAGCTCAATGAGGATGCCATCGTCAATCTCGGCGACGACATCGCGAACGAAATCGCGTACGCGTTCGCACTCAAGGAGGACGAGTGCGGATTCAACGGCGACGGCACGTCGACCTACGGCGGCATCGTCGGCGTGATTCCCGAGATCGAGGGCATCTCCTCGGCGGCTGGCATCTCGGATGCCAACGTCGCTTCGTACGCGGCTCTCGTTACGTCTGACCTGATGAACTTCGTCGCCAAGTTGCCGGCTTATGCCGACTCGCCGAACTGCAAGTTCTACTGCTCCAAGGCGTTCTACCATTCCTGCCTTGAGCGTCTCGTCTATGCCGCTGGCGGCGTGACTGGTCGCGAGATGCGTGATGGCAGCGCTACCCCGGTGCTCTTCGGATATCCGGTCGAGTTCGTGCAGGTCATGCGGAAGTCCTACACGGCCGATACGATCCAGTGCCTCTTCGGTGACCTGGCGATGGCTGCCTACTTCGGCGACCGTCGTCAGACCTCGATCGCGTTCTCTGACTCGGCGCTCAACGCGTTCGAGCAGGACGAGATCGCGGTCCGCGGCACCGAGCGGTTCGACATCAAGGTTGCCAATCTCGGCGACGCCACGGACGCCGGTCCGATCGTCGCTCTCAAGCTCTGATCCCTGCTCTTCCCTCTGAAGGTGGGGCCGGCCTTCGGGCCGGCCCTACCGAAAGGATTACACGAACATGATTCCCTCCCAGAACATCAAGGCTCGCGTCGCCCTGGTCGCCCAGACCGTCGGCACCGCTACGGCCAACGTCTACGGCAACACGCTCGACGTTCGCGGCTTCGACTCGGCGACGTTCATCATCGAGGCCCGGTCGGCGACGACCGGCTCGGTGCCTGCGCTCGTCGTCATCGAGCACGCCGACGACACCAACACCGCGTCCTTCTCCGCCATTTCCTCGATCTCGACCGGCCTGCCGACCGCGATCAACTCGACCGCGGTTTCCAATCAGGACGCCTACGCTGCCATCAACGTCGACCTCCGCGGAAAGAAGCGGTATCTCCGCCTCGGCCTCAGGAATGCCGACACGAACGTCGCGACTTGCTCGTCGGTGTGCGTGCTCGACAATCCCGGCCAGGCTCCGATCAATGCGACCGGCGCCGGTGCTCGGTACTTCAACGCTCTCGGTTGATACCATTCGCCTGACACGGACAGGGCCGGCGCCGTGTGGCGTCGGCCCTGTCCACATCAGAGGGAACAGGCATGTCAATCA